TTTCCTCATTCTGTTTCTTAAGTACTTTCATAGCCAGATCACTTGCTTCTACTTTTTCAGTATATTTAGCATTTTCAATAAGTTCGGGGTAATTGGAAATTTTCATTTCATCAATCGCCTTCATTCTTTCATTTTCTTTGTTTATTCCAGCTTCCTTTCCTTCATTAAAAACCTGATCATAAAGTTTAGGAAACTTATTTTTCAGTTCCTCTAATGTCATTTTCTCCTCCTCTTTTTTATTATTTACATTACTGTTATTACTTATTTTAAAATTTTTAAACTTGGTCATATTAAATACCATTCCATGTGATAAGATTTTATTTTCGATAATTTCCATATCAGTATTGTCGGTTATTTCATCAACAAAACCATATTCTTTAGCTTCATTAGCATTAAACCAGCTTTCTTTATCCATAAGTTCAGATAATTTTTCTTTGTTCATTCCTGTTTTATCAATATATGTTTCAATTATGCTATTTTTAACTTTAGATAATGTTTCTGCCATTTTTTCAAAATCTTTTTCTTCTCCCATGGCTATTGTCCATGGATTATGAATCATAAATAGTGCATTTTTAGGCATTCTTACAATATCACATGCACTAGTTATTATAGTAGCAGCACTTGCTGCAATACCATCAATATTAGCTATAACTCTCGCCTTATGTCTTTTTAGTGCATTTGCTATAGCTATTGCGGCAGTTGTTCCTCCACCATTTGAACTTATATTCAAAGTTATGTTTTCAACGTCCAAAGTTTCAAGTTCCTGAACAAGTCTTTTTGCAGAAATGTCTTCCCAGAAACTGTCTCCTATATCTCCATATAAAGTTAATTCTACATTTTTCCCACTACCATCAGTCTTCAGATTCATTATCTTTAACTCCGATTGATTCGCCATTTATTACCACTCCTTTCTCTTCTAATGATTTATTTTCTTTTGCAAGAAGTCTTGCATTCTGTTCAAAATCTCCTCCGTTAAGTTCTGCAGTTTCCCTCGTTCTTGTAGATAATCCATTATTAATTCTTATAACTGCAGCATTAGCTTCCTTAAGTGGATCTATCTGTCCCTGACTCGGTCCGTTCCATTGTGAACCTGACCAGGCTTTATCTATTAAAAAATCTGAACCATAATTTTTTAGTTCCACTCTTCCGAGCAGATAAGCTTCATTGAGCCATTCTTCATATACCGGTTGAATGAAATTTTCTGTGAACCATTCTCTTCTTTTTCTAAACATTTTCCATGCTTCAAGTAGTGCAGCACGGCTTGCTGAATAACTTGCTGTAAAATGCTTTATTAAAAGTTCATAAGGTACTTCTAAAGCACTTCCCACTTGCCGTAATATACTTGTAACAAATGGGTCAAAATTTGAATTTGGTCGTCCTGGATTTGTTTCCTTTGCTTTTTCTCCAGGATTAAGTGAAGCTATCATTCCCGGAGCAAGTTCAATAGTTGTATCATCATTTGAATCAACCAATAAGTCATTGTCCACTGCTTCAAGCTCTCCTACATCTGCTGCAGTTGAATTATCTACATCACTTTCAATAAAAATTGCATACATTCCGCTTATTACAGCCGCCATAAGTTCAGCTTCAGTATAGTTTCCTAATTGTCTTAAATCTTCAATAACTGGAGCAAGTATTGGAATACCTCTAACCTGTTCAGGTCTTTCCGTAAACAGTAAGTGTATTATATTTCTCTGATTCTGACTTCCGTATACATTTATCAGTTTTTCCGTAACCCCACCGGTTGCATCCAGAGGATGTTCAGAAGATATATAATATCCTTCTATTCTTCCATTCTTATCTATTTTCACTCCTTCAACCACGCTTTTATCAGATAACATGCTGTTTGGAGTATAAATTCTATCCGGTTCCAGTATTTCAAGTTTTAGACTGTATGGATTTTTCGGAGTTTCAAAATAATTCAATTTAATAAAACATTCTCCGTTCATAAGTACTGTTAAAAATACCAGATCCTGTAACTGATAAAAATTCATAGTTCCTAAATTGTCAATTTTATCTTTTGACCATAATCTGAATTCCTTTTCAATCAGATTTTCTATTTTTTCAGCTTCTTCTTCATTAATTCCAATTATTTCTGAATCAATGTCACTTTTTAGTTTTAATCCGCTACCAATTACATTAGTATTGATAGTTTTCAATGCCCCAGTAGCAACAGATACTCCCATGTATAAATCCCGTGACCGTTCAACTAATTTTTTTCGGTTTTTATATATGTCTTTTTTTACTCCACCACCTGTACTTTGCCAGCCAACCATTGATTTTTTAGTTGTAGAGGCCCCGTGATTGGAATATCCGGTATTAAGAATTTCAAGCTTTTTTCTTGCTTCATATCTCTTAAGACCTTTTTGAGGATCTATGGCCATTATCATTTTGTCAATAAAATTCATAAATATCCTCCTTCCTTATCATAAATTTCTCGGAACTCCTCTTCTAACTCTTCTACTTCCTCTGCTATCTAAGTTTTGAAGTTCGCTTTCCCAGTAAGCCCTTCCTTTTCTTATTTCATCAATACTCATTCTTGTAAGCTCACGTGTTCCAATCTTATAACTTTTCCCAGTCAGTACCGCACGTTCGGCTTTTATATATTCACTTAACATTTCTAATATATATTCTCTGCTATGAGTTGATTTTCCCATCTATCATATTCCTTTCGATAATATTTTTCTTTTTTTAACTACCTTGACAGGTTTAGTCGCATCCACTGTATATTTTTTATTAAGATTAGGATTAGCAATTTTCAGTGCAGCCAAATTGTAGTTTCTCAGATCTAGCGGTTCATTTCTTCTACCACTTATTAATTTATATTCTGATTTTTTTACACCTTTTTTTACTACATTAACTCTTTTCTCACTTGTCAGTCCTTTAAAATATGTTTCATCATAACCAGTTCCTTCATCAAGCGGAAAATGGCAATATTTAGCTCCTACTTTTTCTATCTGAAGTCTTGAAAAAATAGTGTCTTTTCCACTATCTACCCCGACAGAGAATAATGCAATTCTTCCTTTATTATTCCTGCTCGGCTTTGAAACTATCTCACGTTCACCTGCAACACCTTTTATTGCAAAAATTCTTCTGAATTCCCGTGTTTTGACAAAAGCATAAACAGTATCTGTCATATGCCCACTGTCAATACATGCACATAGTATCTTTATTTTCTCACCATTTGAATATGAATACTCCTTATCCAGTATGTCATCCAGTTCGTTCCAAACAAAATCTTCGGCAGGATTTCCAAAAATTACTCCATATTTAATTCCATAACATTCTTCATCTGGACCCCATCCAACAATTTCATATTCAAGACGATTATCCTGTACATCCACACCACAAGTAAGTACATTGACATTTTCAGGAACTTCACAGTAATAGAATTCACTTCGGTTCATTATTTTTTCCCATTCCAGTACTTCCTGTTTTTCTTCAAATGTTTCAGCAAGTACTGTATTAGTAAAGACTTTCATTGATTCAAGGTCACCTTTCGACCTTAGGAACATTTCCTTCATTCCTTCCCATCGCGTCCAGGAACTATAGAATTCATTTAAATGAAAGCTTCTTATTTTTGAATTGACATTTCCATTTTCATCTACCAGTTCAGTATTCTCAACAAGCCATTCCCCGTGTATTCTGTTTTTCTTCCATGAAATTTCATCAGATATTTCTCCGCAATCCGTGCATTTGATTCCATTTGTCTCAAAATCAAAGTTTCTCCATTCAAATTTCTGATAAGATCCGCAACAGGGACAAGGTACATAGAAATTTTCCTTAGTTCCCTGATTAAAAAGGTCATCAATTTTACTTTCTCCTTTAACAGTTGGAGTAGAAACCACAACTATTTTCTTACTTCCTTCAAAGTTTTTTGTTCTCTGTTTTGCAAGTTCAAACGGATCTCCTTCTGTTCCTGCACCTTTTTCAAATCTGTCAATCTCATCTACTAGTATTATCCTAATCGGTCTACTGGCAAGTTCACTTGGACTTCCTGAACCTGTAAATACTACATAACCCCCTGTAAATTCCTTAATTTTTTTTGTATCTCTTCCTTCTTCACCATCAAGTATTTTATTTTTAAGTCTTGGAACAGTTCTTACCATATCCATAAATCTTGTGCTTGCAAATTCCTGTGCCAGTTCTTTAGTAGGCATAAGATACATTATAGGAGCAGGGTCATAATCAATATAATATCCTAAAGTATTTAACGCTATTTCAGTTTTCCCAACCTGTGAACCCATTTTTAATACGACCATTTCAGTCTTTTTATCAGATATTGCCTGCATTATTCCACGCTGATACGGAGCTCTGTCAGTACTCCATTTTCCTGGTTCACTGCTTGACTTTGAACTCAGTATTCTGTATCTGTCTGCCCACTGGTCTATGCTCAGTTTAGGAGGTGGAGCCATTTCTTTTAATATTTCAGAAAATAAGTCCACTGTCTTCTGTTTTACATCCAGCCTAATCTTCTTCATCATCGTTTTTCACATATTCCTTGTTCTTTAAAAATTTTGACCTGTCATATTCAGCAAGTTCAGTCAAAAGTAAATTTACATTATCAGATATTATTTCCTGAAGCTCTCCCAGATTATCTATCCCAATGACAAGTGGAGCCAGTTTATATGGTAACGACCTCAGTTGTCCTTTAAATCCACCAATAACATTATTCATTACCTTTTTTACGTCATCGGCTTCATGTAGATCACCTTCCAATATTTTTATTTTTATATTTTCTTTCCTGTCACGTGTCTTCAGATAATCAATTTCATTCTTCAGTTTTTCTTCCTGAAGCTGTTGAGGAGTGCCTTCAAGTTCACGTAGATAATTAATATAGCTTCTGACTGATTTATAAAATAAATATTTCCCTTTGTCGTTTTTATAAATTACATTTTCTTTAACCAATCTTTGAATCTGTCTTTCACTTATTCCTAATATTTCTGCCAGTTCTCTGATTTTTATGGTTTCATCGAAATCTAACTTATTAATCATCCTTACACCCCCTGTTCCGACACGACATATTCATGAAATTTTATAAAAAATTTTTATTTTCCGGGACTCGCCAGACCCTCGGGCTTTAAAAATTCTCCCAAAGTACCTTTTTAAAAATTAATTTTATCTTAATTTTGCTTTTTTTGAATATTCCAAAATTTCATCAGTTGCAGTCTCGTTTATTTGTCCCAAAATCCATTGCAATGAATTAAGTTCTCCTCTTAATTCATACCATTCTTCCTCGCCGATGCTATACTCCGTCCCATGATCTTCTAGCATTTTTTTAATTATTCTTATTTTTCTTGTAATTTCTTTTCGTTTTTTCATACCCAATACCTCTTTCATTACAATTTTTTCTTACTAGCCCTATAAGCTTTCTTGCATCTCTCCAGTCTCAGATCTGCAATCATAAGTTTTAAATTGTCACTGCGTTCATTAATACTCTTTTCTATTGCTTCTATCTCTTTTGATAGCTTCTCAAGATTATTAAACTTTCTTTGTTCATTATCCAAATTCATGTTAAATATATCCTTACCTACTGATTTAAGTAAAGCTACTAGAATGTTCAACAGTATCACAAAGAACACAACAAAGAAAAAGGCCCATATAAAAGATGACATTATTAAATCTGTTACTGTCATATCAATCACTTATCCTCATTTAATACAGTATTATTAATTTAAGATTAAAATATTGAAAGAATAAAAAGAGCCGTCAATTTCGACTGCTCTCTGCTTTCTAATGGCAATCTTATTAACGGCTCACTTCATTTAGTTTTTGCTCTAATATTTAATTGTTATATTTTTTTTACTTTATAAGTCTTATCTATTATTTTATTTTTCCTAATATGTACTACTACATCAATACTTCCAAACTTTTTCCTAGCTTTTTGTACATCTATAATAAGACTTTGAATTTCTTTATCTTTTTTCAATAATTCATGCATTTCTTTTAATTGCACTTTTACCTCCTTATTATACCTTACCTCATTTATATTTTCAAGTATTTTTTTTATTATTTCAAATCAATAATTGGAGTTACATTTCCTTGATATTGTGGAAGTTTTCCATCCCATTTCTCAATATACATTTTTCTAAGTACATTGTCCGTTAAACTTTCTGTCAACACACTATTAGCTTTTGCTTCCAACTCCTTTACTCTCAAATTATTTTCAGCATTTTTAAGATTTTGTTGATTCTTAACCTCTTGTGCTCGTGCATTTTGTTCAGCTACTTTTTTTGCTTCAATAGCTTTTTCAAATTCATCTGAAAAATCATGATTGACTATTGAAACTTTTACTACTTCAATTCCAAAAGGCATTAGATCTTCCCGCAGATTTTTATAAATATCTTGTCCTAATTGCTGCCTTTTTGCCACCAATTCCTCTATTGTATAATTACTTGTTGTTGCTTGAATCACTTCAGCCATTCTAGGATTAACTAATCTATTTCCATACTCATCTTTAAATCTTTTAAATATTTCCATAGCGTTTATTACTCTATACTGAACTGATACTTCCGTTTCTACCGTCTGTATATCCTCAGAAGAAACCATATATTTCCCAGTAAGTATTCTGTCTCTTGTTTCAATTTTTGTTACTGATTCTACAAAAGGAAGTTTAAAATTCATTCCTTCCTTAGCAACTCTTGATACTTTTCCAAATTTTGTGATTATTCCAATCTCTCCAGTTTTGACTGTATATGTACTAGCTATTAAAATTATTAACAATCCTAATCCTGTTATTCCAAGCCCTATTAACTTTGCAATTGATTTTAATGTTAAACTTCCATATTCATTTTTTTCTAAAAATTTCATTTATATCATCTCCTATTTTTTATTTATATAATTTTTATAATATTTGTACTTTCTTCTCTGTTTTCTAAGCTTAACTTTCTTTTTGTTATATTCCTGAAACCACTGTTTTGTAATTTCAGTCAAATCTATTATTATCTCTTTTTCATTACTTTTCTTTTTTCTGAAAGAATAAACAGTATCGTATATAAAGCCAGCAATACACCAAATTATAAATATAATAAAAAAGATTATTATAATTATTTTCATATTTCACCTCCTGAAAATTGTTTTGAATCCGAATAAAGTCATCAGGTTTTTTTTGCTCATATTAATATTCTTCTTCTGTTCTTTCTTTCATATTTCTTAACCATACCTGATGATGTATTTTCAGAAATTCTTCCTCAGTCGCTCCTACATGTTTTACTATAGACATCATTGCTCCAATAATTTTGTTTTCAGTTTCTTCTCTTATTCTTGTCAGTACTGCTATTGCTAATTCAAAATCCGATAGCTGTTTTTTCCAAAAGTTCATATCTTTATATCCTTTATTTCTAAGTATATTATGATTTACAAAGCTCAAATAAAAATGCAATACGTCCGAAAGTTCTTCCAGTACTTTTTTCTGGTCTATCTTTTTTGTACTGTTTTTCCAGCGGTTCCAGTCATCCTTAAGTTCCTGTGTAAGTTCTCCTAACTCTGTGAAATAAGCTATATAAGTTCTTAACTGTGTTCTCTCCCTCACTGTTTCTTTCTTGTTAAATTTCTTATCTAGCATTGCTTGTCTTTTCAGTAGTTTTTCAATGTCAAATTTTATTAAGTAGGACATCCCATCCAGTCTAAAATTTTCTGCTTCTCTTTTGTTTACTATACCTTTTTTTTCCATTTCTTCTAAACTCATGTATTTGGATTTCATTATTCTTCCTCCTTCAATAGTTCTAATATTCCATTATATGCTTCTATTCTTCCTGTTATCACATGATACATCGGCTCCGTCAGTTTATATTTTTCTCTTAATTTAATGCTACTTTCTATGTTTTTCTTTAAAATATTTATCAATACTATTTTCATTTTTTTCTTTCCTTCTTATTTTTAACTTCCGCTTTCAATTATTTCTGCCACATATGGTAAAAAATGCCTGTTAAACTTAGTAATTAATGTCCTTATGTATTTTCTTAGCTTGACATCAATATCTAAATCCATGTTAGCGAATTCCTCAACTACTTTAAAGTTAACAACGATATCCTTTAAAGTTTCGAGAGCGTCTGCCGTTTCAAAATCTGCACAAGGCAGGTCATTTTTCCACTTTTTCATATATTCTTCGTTTTTAATATATCTTTTTAAAAAGTACTCCCTACCTAATATTTTTTCTCTGTATATTTTTTTATCAAAGTTATATTTTGCTTTCATTTCTTCACTATGAAAAAGAAATGAAGCTCTTGTAATTTGTTCTATTAAGCTTTTTAACCCCTCGAAATTAGAAAGCATGGGATAATTATCCATGCTTTTAATTTTTACTTTGCTGATGTCTAAATCGGAATTAGGAAAAAGACTATGTTCGTTAAGTCCTAGTTGAGTGAACAGCTTGAACTTTTTAATCAAATGCCCTGACGCTTTATAAACAGAAAAAAGAAACAAATGCACGTCAGGATTAGCCTGTATTTCCTTTTTAACATCTTTTTTATCTAATGTCTTTACTTTCAACTTCCTAGCCATCTTTTCCCTCCATCAATTTTAACAGTTCAGGATTCTGATATTTGTTTCCAATTACCCACTGACCATCCATAATTATATTTTCCTTTTTGACAATTGGTATTTCATTCTTTTTAATCAGTTCCTGTGTTAATGACTTACATTCACTGATTTCATAATCATCATTTTCAAGAGTATAGCCGTCAATAATTTTAAATCCTTTCAGCATACAGTCATAGTCCCTCTCACTGTCTCCAAATCCAATCAATTGTAAGAAAGTACCATTTTCATTTGAAGATAACAGTATATCTCCCTCAAATATCATTTTTCCTTTGCTATCTGTGCAATCTGTATACTGCATTAATTCTACATCTTCAAAAATCATTCTTCTTAAAAGATATGCATCAATAATTTCATTTTTTTCAAGATATTGCATTGATTTATCTGTAAAATCCATTGTTTCAACATTTACCATTTTATTTTCTTCTTTGAGCCAAGCTCTAAACTTTATTTCTCTACTCATTTTTTTCCTTTCTTTCAATAATATAAACATCATTTACAAAACTCTCGTTATTGTTATACATTCCTAAATTAAAATATCTATTTTTTTCTGTTATATATATAAGTTCATCATGTGAGTTTATGAACCATTCTTTACTTACATACACTTCTTTAGCACGTTCTACGATAATAGGTTCTGTACAATAATATTTAATATTCTTGTATTTTCTTGAATTTTTTATCTTATTTGAGTTTTTGTATAAATTTTTCAAATACTCCGAATCAACTCTTTTAAAATTTATCATTTTCTAATCTCTTTTCGTGCCATTCAAGGCTGCATTTTTTCATATATTCCTTATATTCTTTTGCCTCTTTTCCTGTGTTAAAATAGTTGCCTGCTTCATATCTATTATTGTCATCTGTAAAACGATGGTCTATAGCGAAAACCGTTAAAAAGTAATCACTATGTATATAATAGTAATAACCCTCATTTTCAGCCCTCCATCTTTTCTTAATCCCATACTTTTCATTGATAGATTTTATTGATTTTTCTAATTTTTCTTTTTCAGAATCATTTATTAAATAGCGATCATCTATAACAAAACCAAAATTCAGTCTTATTATATTTGCATTACTATTTTTTAAATATTCAAATTCAAATCCAGGATCTAATTTATTTTTCGTAATTCTCCAAGCCCATTTGTCAAAAACAGGCTGGAATTCTATTTCTAATACTGTTTCTTTTTCCATTTCTATTCCTCCTCTGTTTCTTCTAGCCAGTTTATAAAATCAAACTGCCCTCTCAAATAGTGCCACTGTTTAGTATTTACCTTGGCATATTTAATTTTTTTCTCTAATTCATATCGCTTTTTCTCAAGTTCTTTTTTTGTTTTCATTTTTTCTCCTCGTAAATTTCCAAAGTTCCA